CCATGTGCAAGTCATATCATTAATAATATGGATGGTGATGTTACATTGAGTGTTGGTGATCTTATTAAACGATTTTATCGTTTCAATTCTTCAGCAAGTGGAGCAATTATTGTGCCATGGCCACCACTTTCACCTTCTGGCATTGTGTTTGATATTGCTCGGACTTTGTTTTCTGTTGACACCACATATACTATACCTGATAACGATGCATCTTGGGATCATTGTTCTGGCTTGTTTTCTTATTTTGCTTGCATGTATCGTGGTTTTCGTGGCAGTGTGCGTTTTCGTTTACAACATTTTAATGGCAATCCTTCCACTAATTTTACACTCATACCCCTTTTGCCGCAGTCACCAAATGGTCCATCTGGATTGACTGTTATCTATACACCTCAATCTAACAATTCTGGGCATATCATAACACCAGATGAAGAATTAGCTGTTTGTATGGTTCAACCATCTGGCCCAGAGAAAATTCGTGTTGCTGATGGTTCTTCTCTATCAAGGGTGCAAGCACAGCGTGGGCTTTCTGGTGCTCCAATGATCCTTTCTTCACCTCATGCAGATTATATGAACTTTGAGATACCATTTAATTCCATTTATAATTATGTCACGATACCTGTTGATAATCTTGTTGAGCTTAATTTGGCTGCCTTTGATGAATCATCCATGGGTACTATTCTAATTACGGAAAAATATTATACTGGTAACGATGCTGTTGATATTTATGTAGCAGCTGGTGACGAAGCGCGTTTTGGTATTTTTATAGGTATACCTTTGGTGACTATGGGTAATCAAAATGCGTATCCAGATAATTATGTTTGATTATTTGATATGCAATTTCTCTCTATTTTATAGACATTGTTTGTGTTGTTATGTAGGCGTTGGGTTGCGCTTAAAATAGAAGCCCATGACCATTTTATGTGGTCTCCTTTGGTCGGAATATTAAACCCGTCTTATGAGCAGGCGTAATGCTCATACTTTTGCAAGGTTATTGCTTCGTTTATGATTCATTCATTTATGTATTTGTCTTCATTTATATGTTCATTTTA